ATTGACCTTATACTGGTGTTAATCGGAATGATATTCTTATATTTGGGGTCTAAAAATTAAAAAAGAGCCTTTATACTCGTTTTATCCCTCATATAGTTTGTTATTACGCTTTTTGTTATGTTAAAAAGGTAGATGTTCCGGAGTTTTTATCATTAAGATTTCTATCTTTGTTTTACAAATGATTTACGAAAAATAAAAAAATATGGCAACTGTATCATGGGTAGTATTTAAGCATCATAAAAAATCGGATGGTACATACAATCCCAAAATCCGAATATCACATAACAGAACATCATCGTATATATCAACTCCCATATATACGGATATGGTTCGATTTAAGAAAAAATCGGCTTCAGGTACTATTACTTTAGAAAAAATAAAAGAAGAACTTGATGATATAGTGAAGGAGTATCGCCATATTATAAATGATAATCAAGAGATTGTCCAGGAATGTGAGACGTCTAAGGATATTGTTTTAATGATCGAAAGACGGAAGAAGCGTAAGGATATAGATTTCATAGAATTTGCTAGACAGCATATCCAAATGACTCCCAATGCGGGGACTAGAACAGTTAAGACTACCGGAATAAATGCACTTTGTCATTTTCTTAAATATAAAAATGGTAATGATAAACTCTCAATAAAAGACTTAACGTCTAAGTTATTAAGAGAATACGAAGGATGGTTGCGAAAAGAAAGATTAATCACTGTCAGGCAAAACAGAACAGCAAAACAAGAGTATAGGACAATTAGAAAACCGGCTTTAAATGATACCGGTGTGCATTCTTATATGGGGGTAATCCAGTCTGTATTTAATGCGGCCTTACTACATTTTAATGATTACGAAAAAGGAGATATTATAATAACCAATGACCCGTTTAAAGTATATACTATCCCGCCAGTCTTGGAAGCAAAGAAAAGAGCTGTAGATGTTGATATAATCAGGAAAATCTATAATTACTCTCCAATAAATAAACGAAAAAGAACTACTACTTTTACCCGTGATATCTATATCTTGTCTTTTTTGCTAGCAGGAATGAATGCGGTTGATATGCTTAATTGTCGAATGGTGAACGGGAGGATAGAGTATGAACGTCAAAAGACAAAAGATAGAAGAAAGGACAACGCTTTCATCTCTGTGTATATCCACCCTTTGGCACTCCCCATCATTGAAAAATATCGTGATCCATCTGGAAAGTGTCTATTTGATTTTTATAAGAGATATAGTAATATACGTAATCTGACGAAAGGAATACATCGGGGTATGAGGTCTTTGTGTGAGGAGATTGGGATAGATTATATTCAATTCTATTCTGCTCGTCATTCTTTCGCTACTATTGCCCGTAATGAATGCGATATAAGTAAAGACGATATATCGCTATGCCTGAACCATTCAGATGGTAAGACAATAACGGATACCTATATTAAACGGGACTTCTCGAGAATTGACAAAGTAATAAGTAAAGTGGCCGACTATGTATTTGGAGAAATCCTTTCCAGTACTTCGTCAATAAACAATGATCTGTAGTGCGGGCACTCTAATACTCCCTTTTGCTTTGCTTCCCGATAAACTGAAGAGAATAGTTTTGCTTTTTCTTTTTCGGTGGTTGGTGTCTCTGTTATGGGCGTGCCTAGGAACCGGCATCCCCAACCTTTGCAGGTAGGAGTGAGAGAACAGTGAAAATCGTTTGTTCTCTCACAGGAGCAATTTTGGATATATGGTTTCATGTTAGAATACGTAGGCTAATCCAGGACCGTTTTCACTAACCTGTAATCGTAGGCATTTATTTGCCTTAAATTTACATTCAATTGAATATATTTGGCATATTATTGCTAAGGCTGCACATGCGCTTCCGCCAAATATTAGTAATTGCGCTTTCTCTTTCATTTTTGTTTCGCCATCTTTTAACTCAAATTTTTCTTTCATGCATCCATATCCAACAAAAAAACCGACTGAAGCAGTCGTAAGACCTAATGCTCCATATTGGTATTTATTAGCCATTTTATCATATTGTTCTGATAAATCCAAATAATTAGGTTTTGAGGGTAATATCTCTTTTGGCTCCTTGTCTTTTTTCAATTGGTTGTTGTATTGAGCGTGTATATTGGCAGTAAACGCTAACAAGAATAGGAGTAAGATGTTCTTTTTCATAATATCATTTTTTTGTTGATTAATATGTTTGATTGTTGTTTATTATAGTATAATACTAATAATTTGTTATTTTAATACGGTGTTTGGTTAAACTTTTTTTATTCGCAAAGTGTTGACTTTCAGCCTTTGAATATAATACCTTAATCTAATACATTACCGCCTATTGCCTATCAGCCCTCAAGAAAGATATTAATTCATCTTTAGACTTAATAGTATCATCCTTGGATTGTATAGTTGCGTCCTTTTCCGCAATAATCCGCTCTAAGTCCTGAATGCGCTGTTTTAGCCTATCGAGCTCTTCCGAGTTTGATTTATCGCTTGGATCAAGACGGTGTATTTCAACTTCGCCGGTGGGCTTAATAATTTTTTGGGTACCGGATTCGGGCATTGTTACGGAAATCTTCGTATTTCCTACATTGGAATATGAAGATTTGTTATCTCCACTCCCTTGAGAACCGTAGTTGTCTCTTCCTGCGGTGTTTTTGTTTTCATTTATCATATTGCCAATTCCTGTTTTAAGCCATGCTATATCTAAATCAGGGAAGATGGTAGATATTTTATCTAATGTAGATTGTCTAGTATTATCTCCCATTTTTGATACAGAAGCATTACTTAGCCCTACAATACGCTCAAATTTTTGCGTAGATATTCCCTTGTAATCAATAAAAAGCAATAATCTTTCTTTTAATCCCATATAAGTTAATTAGAGTTAATATCTAAATTAATATTAGATAATCTATTTGTTTATTAGATTAAATATCTATCTTTGCAACATCAATCAATCAATCAACGCAAAGTAACGAAGATTGAACGAGAAAAGCAAATTTTTTACATAACTAAAAATAGGTAAGACGATGAACGCATTTACATTTTTGACAGAAAACGGAAAATTCAATAACAGTGAGATAATGAAACACGCTCATGTTTTGAAAGCGTATCGTCGTATCTCTTTGAGTGAGGCCTTGAAACAAGCTTGGTTCTTGGCAAAGAGACAGCAAAGAGAATACAGAGAGATTGAAGAGGAAAAGAAATCTTTCAAGCCGATATTCAATGCAAGCAAGGGAAATGTATTGAAAGCATTCTTTGCCGGAAATCATGCAGATTATGTAAATCGTGATAGTTCTTGGAGATAAAATATAACCCGTAAAAAGGTAGTCTGATAATCCGACATAAAGCACCTACGACAATCAGCGCTGTGAGTAAGGAAAACCAGTCGGACGGGGAATAAAAGCTTGCGTAGACGTAGAGAATATTCTACGCAAGTACAATTGGTTAGTTCTTTGACAAGTCTGTGAAGCGTAAATACAGCTAAAAATATAACCTGTATTTATGAACGTGCAACGAAGCACTAAAAATAGGAGACACCGTTTTACGGTGGGCATGCTACGATTGGGTAGAAAGCTTTATGAATATTATATAGTCCGAAAAATCGTCTTTATCAGTAAGAAAACGGGGTTAGGCGTCCGTACGCTATTTACATATAAGCTCATAGTTATGCGTGATGCAAGTAATCGAATTACTCTATGAGCACAATAAAATGATTGCTATGGAAGAAATTTGGAAAGATATTGAAGGTTCTGATGGAAGATATAAGATATCTAACATTGGTAGAGTTATGTCTAAAGGTGTAGACGCTAGAGGTCATAATAGAAAAGAAAAAATACTGAAGCCTAAAAATGATGGATGGGGTTACTTGCATGTCGGTATTAGAATGAATGGCAAGACAGTTAACAGAAAAATTCATGTCTTGGTTGCTGATGCTTTTATTGGCAAGAGATTAAAAGGTATGCAAATAGATCATATAAATGGCAACAAAAAAGATAATTGCGTCAATAATTTAAGAATAGTAACTCGTTATGAAAATTATAAAAATGAAGTAACATATAAAAGACATCCTTGTAAAGAAAGAGGTGTAATAAAAATGGACTTATCTGGAAATGTACTCTGTGAATATAGTAGTATAAATGAAGCGGCAAGGTTAAATAATAGTTCGACTGGAAACATTTGGGCAACTTGCAATGGAATGTATAAAACTTATCATGGTTTTAAATGGGCGTTTAAATAGCAGGTTAGGCGAGCTATAACGCTATCTAAGTGATTCAACATATAGCCCGTACAGACAGTTGCACTGTTTGCGTGATGTCTTGATCGGATCAAGGTATGGGCGCAAACTTTTAATCCAAATAGTTATGTTTAACATTATAAGAAAACACAGAGAAAAGAAATTAAGAGAAAGGTGTATTAAATATGCATTAAGAATCTCTAATGTGTATACAACTCATTCTTTAATTGATGCGGCAGATAATATTTATAATTATATCAGTAGGCATGAAAGACAATGATGATGTTATTATCATACATATAAAAATAATCATTTTTATATTGGGTTTTATAGCGGGTATATTATTAGGCAAATAATATTTTAATGGTGTTTTATGGTATGGTGTACGGTCTGCGAAGATAGTGCACCTTTTTGGTATTAGTAGTAAATGACAAGTCCTGCATCTTTTGGTGCAGGCAAACGGGTGGTTGTGTTTCGTGGCTGAAACTGCGGTGAGGTGCACCAATAATCCGTGAGGCTGGTTCGACTCCAGCACCATCCACAATAATAATCAAATAATTAATCTTATGACAAAAGGAATTAAAACAATAACAGGAGATTGGGTAAATTCTATCTCTAAATTGAAATTAGGAGAAGTAGTTAGAATACCTGATGAAAGCTATGATTGTGTTATGAGTTCGGCTCGTTATCGGTTAAAAAGAAAATATAAAGTACTGATAGAAAGAGAAGGTGAAAAGGAAGTCATTAAAGGATTTAAGTACTTTAAAATTAAAAGGACTGCATAATGGAACCTTTATCACAATGTGAGTATCAAGTAGCTCATGAAGTAGCAAAAGGGCAAACTCCTGATGAAATAGCCGATTTACTTAAAAAGTCGGTTTGGACGATAAAAGCGCAAATACGGGACATTCATAAGAAACTAGGCATTAATAACAATGTCGAGCTTACTTTATATATTCTATGTGATAGGGCAAAAAGAAATTTCGATTTGAAAGAAATACGAAAGCATGGGATTGAAATTTTCTTTTCTGTGTGGTTCTTCATATTAGCTATAACTCCTAATTCCCAAATGGACATGAGAAGGTTAAGAATGCGTTCCGGTGCTCGAATATCAGCAAGGGTTGTTCGACCTAAAAGAGATAGTGATTTGATGTTCGCTGCCTAATATTAACTATAAAAATATGTTCTATGAAAACAATTCATAAAATTCAGAATGTAATTGCGGTCATTGCTTTAGGAATGTCTATGCGTCTGGCAATGCAATTAGAAATGACTACTAACGAGACTATATCAGCCACTATAATGGTAGTCCTTACTATATTAATGCTACTGGAAAGAAGCTCTAAGGAAATTCATCAAAAAGAATAGGAGGGTATATGGATGATCCCATTATTAGCCAAGCTATACAGATAGGTATTAAATTTGGCATTGAAGCATATAAGAATGAAAGAAGTGCAAATCTCAAAAATAAAAAAATTCTTATATGCAAATCCGATGCGGAAGACCGTTTCGGAAGCGGAGTTCTTAAAAATTTAGAGAAAAGAAAACTTATATATCCATATCAATTTGGTATTGAGGAAGTAATGGATGAAGAAGGAGAACCAATCAAAAAAGCAAAAGGGTATATTTATTATAAACTATCCGACTTAATAGAAGCGATAGAAAAAGGCAATATTCTAAAATGTCTTCAAAATCGCAAATAACCATTCATTTATTAATTAACCCAATGCCGACACCCCAGGATGTCGTAGGGTGCGAGTCCCTATATTTGAGTTTTACATGTTCTATACTATCCTAGTGTCCGTTGGTTCGGTATCTAGGAACAAAATTTTGTCGTTTAAATTCATTTTCGGAGGCGTCGGTTCGTGAGGATAGGCGCTTTATTTATTTCGATTAACCACTTTAATAATATATATAGTTATGAAAAAAGTAATTGTAAGAGGAGATCGTTCCGGTGTATTTTTCGGAGAGTTAGTAGAAAGAAATGGTAGTGAGGTTAAGCTCGCAAATTGTCGTAGATTGTGGTATTGGGATGGTGCTGCTAGTATATCTCAATTAGCAGTTAATGGTACGACTAACCCATCTGAATGCAAATTCACAGTTACGGTTCCAGAGATAGAGATTCTGGATGTGATTGAAATTATCCCGTGTTCGGATAAAGCTGTAAAATCTATTGAAAATGTACCGGTATGGGCAAGGTAATGGAAGATAGAATAAAACAGTTTCTAAATATTGGCTATGGCTCTGGCTCTGGCTCTGGCTATGGCGATGGCTCTGGCTATGGCTCTGGCTATGGCTCTGGCTCTGGCGATGGCTATGGCTATGGCGATGGCTATGGCGTAAAATCCATAAATGGAAATCCTATTTATGTAGTAGATAATATACCTACTATTTTTACAAATGTAAAAGGTAATATCTCAAAAGGTTTTATCCTTCAGTCTGACTTATCTCTTACTCCCTGTTTTATAGTAAAAGAGAATAATCAATTTTCTCATGGTAATACTCTACATGAGGCATTTGAATCTTTGCAAGAAAAGCTTTATGATGATAGTACAGAAGAGGAAAGGATTCTTAAGTTTAAAGAACATTTCTCTGACTTTTCTAAAAAGTATTCTGCTAAAGATTTGTTTATATGGCATCATGTACTCACAGGGAGTTGCAAGGCTGGAAGAGAAGCTTTTTGCACGGATAAAGGTATAGATGTAGACAATGATAGGTTTACCGTCTATGAGTTTATAGAACTGACTAAAAATTCGTATGGCGGTGATATTATCCGCAGACTATCTTAACTTAATCCCGGTTTGCTTTGATCGGCACTCCGGGAGCAATTTAAACCACTTTAAATAATATAAGATATGAAAGAAGAAAAAGAATTAACCATTAGAGAGAAAGAATCTGTATTTGAGATCCAAACAGCAGATTTGAGTAAAGACAATCTTCCTTCTTTGGATGATGCCCAAGAACTTCCAATAGACTTGTGCGGTAATTATTGGTCTCCAGAACAGGCTGGAGAATTTAAGAAAATATTTTTTGTAGAAATCAAACCACAAAAGGTATTGAGTGCTACCAATCCAGATGAATTAATAGATTTAGATTGTGCTTTCTTCTTAGAAAGAAAGGCAGACGGAACAGTTCAAACTATAACTAACGGTTCCAGAAGATTAGTCGGTATTTTGGAGCAATATATTGAGAATGGTGCTCTTAAAAAAGGAACTCCCCTTAAAATCACGTACATGGGTAAAAGGAAGAATAAAACCAATAATTTCCAATCAGACAATTGGTCTGTCAAACCCCTGCTTATAAACTTACCTGTTGCCGGCTAATGGAAGCATTTGACTTGAATGGATTTGCAGAAGGGGAAGAACTCAACCCTTCTGCTTATAATCCGGAAGATTATCCTACCAAAGAAGAAATGCTTGATTTTATATACTCAAATTCTCACAAGCCACCCGTTAATATTGATTTGAAAGAATTAAGCGTTAACGGACTGGTTAAGCGAGATCCAATGGAGATGTATTTGAAAAGCAAGCATATTTCTTCTTCTAATCTCAAAAATGCCCTCAAGACTCCTCGTTCATTTTACTATGATTATGAAAGGGTATTTGAGGAAAAAGAAAAGCCCTGTTTTCAACTAGGCACATTTGCCCACATGGCATTCTTGGAGCCACGTTTATTTGAACTTGTCAAAGTAGAACCTAAATGTAATCAATCTTCCAAAGACGGTGTAATAGTTATGATTAAGTTCTATAACGAGTTATTATCAAATGATAAGAACTATGTTCCAGATGTCGAAGAAGAAATGCCCTCTGAAAAATGGAACTTTAGCGATCTTAAAGATTACCGTGATTATAAAAAACAGAAATGTTTGGATCTGGGTTACTCCTTTATCAGTGAAGATATGAGTATGATAATAAAAGCTCTTGAGAGAAACTATTATTGGTATGGTGGTGGTATTATCCCCCAATTATTGAAAGGGGCTTATTCAGAGGTGTCTTTTTATGGCAAGGATGAAGAAACAGGGTTGGATGTTAGAGTTAGGCCGGATTATTTTAATGTAGAGGAAAATATTGGTGTAAATGCTGTAATTTCCTTCAAGACCACACGAGCCGATGATCTCGGTAAGTTCTACTATGATTGTGCGAAGCTTAAATACGAGCTTTCAGAAGGAATGTACCAAGAAGTAATGAGTAGTATTACAGGACGAAACTTTAATGTAACAATAATGATAATGTTACAGACAGTTGAGCCTTTTGATGTTGCTGTTCTATTCTGGTCTCCTGATGATCTTGCAAATGGCAAATATAAATATCACTATGCTCTTTCCATCGTAAAGGACTGCTTTGAAAAGAAGTGGTTCCCCGGCTATGATGCTAATGCGGAAGAAGGTGCCCGTGGTATTATTGATATGCAACTTCCGGAATGGAGTAAGAAAATGCTTCATCCGGTTGCTATTGACGATATTGTATGATTAACTAAAATAAAAAACAATGATTGATTTAAAAGACTACTCTCCAGAAGAAGTTCAATTCAAACTTCCAACAACAGTAAAGTTTCCAGAGATTATATTTCCCGATTGTGTATGTATGGATGATATAAAAAAGAAACTGGCGGAGAACTTTATTGCCATTCAGGAAAAAGATGTAATAGCCAATCGGGTGATGGATGATTATGAAATCTCAACTATTCGTGCTAATTACGGTGAAATTGCGGAAGAACAGATGCCGGAATTAGAAGCGCAATTAGAGTCGTTAAAAGCTAAATTCAATAATGAAAAGAAGGAGTTTGAAGCGAAAATTTCAGCGTTACATACCCAATTTAAGGACCTTGTTAATCTTGCTAAAAAAGGAGTTAGAGATTATCCCCTAAAAATGATTGATACCTTCCGTATCCCTGTTATGGGGTATTATTTGTATTACTCATGGGTGAATGATGCTTTTCGTTTGGCATTGGTTCAGGAAATTCCGAAACACGAATACAATGACTTGTTTAACTCTGGAGAAAAGAACCAGGAAGCATTTAAGGAATTAGGTTATGATCTTCCTAATATTGATTTCAAGGATACACGAAAAAATGTTCGTCAGTTTGGTGAGGGTGAGAATATTGTTGAGGTATGGGAAGAAGATGGATATGATGTTTGGTTGGAGCAATGGATAGAGGATTTTGTTGATGAATCAACTGGTGAATCTATACCTGTTCAACGGCATGAATTACATCGTTCTCCAATAGAAGAAAGCCCATGGAGAAAGGAGGAAAATAATGACGAGACTGGCACACAAGAAGGGGAGGCCATCGAAGTATCGGAAGAGCCTGAAGAATAACCCGTATTGGGAGGAAGTGAAACGAAAGGTTCGTATTCGTGACGGGCATTGTTGCCAAGTATGCGGTAAAACCTACAATTTAGAGATTCATCATAAAGTCTATGAAGTTGCGGGATATTCTATCGTAGGTCATGAATTAGAGTTCTTGTATTGCCTTGAAACGCTATGTGAAGATTGTCATGCAATGAAGCATGGTAAATAAATAATCCCGGTGTCCGTTGGTTCGGTATCCGGGAACTATTTTTAAAATAACTTATATGAAACAGATTAGTACTAAACAAGCACAACGTAACAGAGAAATAGCCAAGATTAAGGAAAACCTTCCTTCCTATTGTGTTATATGTGGTAAACCGGCTGTAGATGCTGCACATTTAGTTCCCAAAAGCATGTATCCCGAACACTATACAAATCCCTTGAATATAGTTGGATTGTGCCGGGAATGTCACAATAGGTATGATAATGATTTGTCCTTTAGACGCAAACAAAAGCGTCTAATAGAGCGTGTGAAGTCTTTTGATGAATGTGCAGCAAATAGATATTTTCGTTTATGAATAGTTATCAGTTAATATCCAAGCTTCGGAAGATTAGAAATGATACTTATCTCACTGCAATAGATCAGGCATTATATTATGAACTAATATCTATTTGCAATGAAAAGGGATGGAAAGAGGTGTTTGAGGCTCGTAGTTCTGTATTATGTACTTCATTGAATATATGGGATAAAACACTACGAAAATCACGCAAAATACTTGCTGATGCAGGTTTAATATCTTTCGAATCATGTAGAGATAAGAGGGTAGGATGCTATTATTCTTTTCAGACAAACCTAAGTAATGATATTAAATCATCGGTAATATCATCGGTAAATGGTACTGATGAAAATACCGGAGAAAATACTGATGATAACAAAATAGGAGATACTCAATCATCAGTAAATAATACGGTAATTTCTTCGGTACTACGTACTGATGAAAATACTGATGATAAAAATACTACTCCGGTAATATCATCGGTAAATGGTACTGATGATATTGAAATTTCACCTATTATAGATATTAATAAAACTATAAACGTAGAGAGTCACGCACACGTGCGTGAGACTCCCCCCTCTCCAAAGAAGAAATCCCGAAAGGAAAAAGGGGATGAAACTCCGTTGGTTTACCCTTTCACTTCTATGGCTTTTATGTCAGCATGGGAAGCACTCCGTAAAACTCCGAAATGGAAGAAGAAGCTTAACTATGCTCTTCAGCTTTCGCTTGATAAACTTTCCAAGTTTGAAGAAGAGTTTGCCATTCGGCAGATTGAAAGAGCAATTGAGTCTGATTGGACGGGAGTCGTATTTACAGGAACTGAACGAGATTATCAAGAATGGTTAAAACAGAAGTATGGAAACAATCAGAACAATCGGGGAGATAATCCCAGTAGTGAAATTAGGTCAGCAGGAATTAAATCAATCTCCTTCGGTTAAATTTCACATCAAAGGCAAGGAGATAACATGGGGCGAGGACCTAGTAGAACATTTCTGGAAAAAAGAGTTTATTAACTCCATGAAGGAAGTAGAACCGGGATTTATCATTGACGAACGCAACAGAGTCCTATTATCCGAATTGTATGATTATGTATTGGGCAGAAGTAAGATGTTTGATTCCTCAAAAGGATTGTTTTTGTGGGGACCTATTGGGGTCGGAAAGTCTGTTTTGATAAAAGGGCTACAGCGTTATCTAGGGAAGATTAACCGTTTACGATACGGATGCAATAACGATCACATCGGTTTTAGACTCACTAGTGCAATAGAAATCTCTCTTATGTATGCAGAGAAAGGTATGAACGGGTTATTCCGGTTTACTGATCGTGAATACATGTGTAATCTGGCTATTGATGAATTGGGACGTGAGCCTGCAGACTCAAAGCATTATGGGACCGGGATAAATGTCATACAAACCATTCTACAACTTCGATATGAAGTCAGAAGGGAATTTATTACCCACGTTACAACCAATCTCGATCCAAATTCAGAGTTTGGAGACAAATACGGTGATTATATCGCTGATAGAGTTAAAGAGATGTTTAATGTAATCGAATTGAAAGGATCTTCCCGCAGATGAGAATACTCCTAAACATCCTCCTTCTCCTAGGAGTTAACATCTTATTTTACCTGGTGGTGTATGCGATAGCGGACCACCTGATGGATAACATCAATTAAGACTAGATAAAAATGAAATTAGTTCATGGCAGTTTATTCAGCGGCTTTGATGCCCCTAGCGTTGCAGCTTCATGGATGGGATGGGAAAATGCCTTTCACTGTGAGATAAACCCTTTTTGCAACGAGATACTAAAATATTGGTTTCCTGATTCAGAACATTATGAAGATATTACAAAAACAGACTTTAGTCAATGGAAGGGAAGAATCGATGTCCTCACAGGCGGATTTCCTTGCCAGCCTTTCTCCCTCGCAGGTCAGAGAAAGGGAGCGGATGATAACCGTTACCTCTGGCCGCACATGCTCCGTGCTATACGAGAAATCCGACCCGCTTGGGTTATTGGTGAAAACGTTGCTGGAATCCTCACGATGGTTCAGCCCGGCAAGGAGACTGAAGTGGGAAGCCAAACCTCTCTTTTCGGAGAAGATAACCGAAAAAGAATATTGCTACGACAAGAGTATGTTGTCGAAACCATCTGTAAAGACCTTGAGCGAGAAGGATATTCCGTCCAACCGTTGCTTATTCCGGCTTGTGCTGTCGGAGCGCCCCACAGAAGAGACAGAGTGTGGTTTATTGCCCACTGTGCAGACTCAAGGACTGAAGAGGTGCGACGAGAACGGAAAGACAAGGTTCTATCCGATGGAATTGCTCCCGACACCTACTGCGAGTTCCAGTCACAACGGATGCTGCAAGGAGAGAAAGGACGGTACAAGCAGAAAATCCGAACTGAATCATTACATAGCCGCTCAAACTAGCAAAACTTCCCAACTCAATCCCCTGTTTGTCGAGGAAATGATGGGCTTCCCTTTGATGTGGACAACCTTACCATTCCTTTCACAAAGTGGAGACAGGAATCAGTCAAAGGATACGGAAACGCCATAGTTCCGCAGGTGATTCTTGAAATTTTCAAAGCGATAGAAGAATTGGACAATTAATTAAAATATTTTCAATGAATACAACCTTTGAGAAATCGGTTAATACCACCGATGAATGGTACACGCCAAAAGAAATTATAGACGCATTGGGAAAGTTCGATTTAGATCCATGCGCTCCGGTTAAACCGCTTTGGCAAACGGCTGTACAAATGTACAACAAGAACGATGATGGTCTATCAAAAGAGTGGTTTGGTCGAGTATGGCTTAATCCTCCTTATTCCCGTCCGCTTATTGAACAGTTTGTCAAGCGTTTAGCAGAGCACGAAAACGGAATTGCATTACTCTTTAATCGTTGTGATTCAAAGATGTTTCAGGATGTCATATTCGAAAAGGCAACAGCGATGAAGTTTTTGCGTAACCGGATTAGGTTCTTCCGACCTGATGGGACTCGTGGAGATTCGCCCGGTTGCGGAAGTATCCTAATCGCTTTCGGTGAAGAGAATGCAGAGGTATTAAGAACTTGCGATATCGCAGGTAAATATGTACGAATCAATTAGAGTAAAACCTTGCAAGTTCTTGAAGAATTATCAAGGATTTGCGTAAAACAGAGTAGTATGAAACAGAAATTAGAAGCAGCAGCAAGAGAAAATATCTTGTTTAATCACAGAACTGTTGATAGAACTTTGTCGGGCAAATATCTAGCACAATTTGGAGAAATGAATTTCATTCAAGGTGCAGAATGGCATGCAAAGCAATCCCCGTGGATAAGTGTAGAAGATAGGTTGCCGAAAGAAAGCGGATGGGTATTTGTGGCAGGCGGTCGCAATCCATATCGTGCTTTATTCTATTGTGCAGGACTATTTTATTCAGATGTAACATTGGGTACTTTTGATAGCGGAGTCACACATTGGATGCCAATACCATCTTTCGATGAAATACTGGAAGCCAACAGAGATGTACTAGAACGGATTAAAGAGAAAGGAGACTAATATGTATGTAGCAAGAGACAAAGACGGGGATTTATGCCTTTATAAGAAGCAACCCGTGAAGTATTCGGAAAGTTGGCAATTATGTAGTGACAATCCCCATGATTTCTATAAGCTAGACTCTTCTTTATTCCCCGAAGTAAAATGGGAAGATGAAGAGCCGACAGAAGTTGAATTGGTAAAGAAGGAGGAATAAAATGAATCGTACAATAAAATTCAGAGGAAAAAACTTATATAATAACGAATGGATATTTGGTGACTTGATTCAGTACGAAAGTGGTGAAATGGCTATTTTCAGCAATAAACTTTCCCAATATGGATGCGAAGCTACTGAAATGTTTAATAGAAGTAAGGTCATTCCCGAAACCGTAGGTCAGTTCACCGGATTACTTGACAAGAACGGTAAGGAAATTTACGAAGGGGATATATTGTTAATGGGTGAAGATGAAGGCGTAAGAATCTATAATAAAGTAGGTGTAAAAGACGGATGTTTTGGATATATCGGAGAGTATAGTGGAGAATTATTGCCATTCTGTAACTATAATGTAATGGAAGAGATTGTAGGCAACATCTACGATAATCCTGAATTAATCAAGGAGGAATAATCATGAAGAAAATCATGTTCAATGATAAATTTGGCTTAACCCAAGCTGTGTTGGATGGTCGAAAGACTATGACGAGAAGAATTATAGAAATTGACGAATGTGTTAGATTCCCTATTATTCGTTTTCGCCCCCTTGAAGACTGGGAGAAGAAAGTAGTTAATCCCAATTATGTGTTTAACGGACATGTTTATGCAGTATATAATGAATTGGATTTACTATATCACCTTGTTAAACCAAGATACAAGGTTGGTGAAGTCGTTGCCATTGCGCAAAGTTATATAGATGTTGACAATTATTATTATGCTGCGTTACGTAGAAAAACAAGCATACATGGGCAGATAATAGATGAATTAGATTTGGTTGATATTCACGATATAATAAAATGGAAAAGTCTTAGAGATGATTTAATGAATACTCCCGGTTGGACTAATAAAATGTTTGTGAAAGCCGACCTAATGCCCCACCATATCAAAATTACCGGGATCAAGGTTGAACGCCTACAGGACATTAGCGATGAAGATTGCTTGAAAGAGGGAATTATTCATGCGTATACTGATAATGATGGAATAAAGAGATATCATACCCCTCACACAAAAAGAGGATACCTGTCAACAGACATACCTCAACAAGCTTTCGAATTCTTGATAAATAAAGTTTCCGGCAAAGGCACATGGGAAAGTAATCCGTTTGTATTTGCTTACGAATTTGTGTTATTTGACTAAAGGAGGAATAGCCATGCCAATAAGCGAAGTAGCAGAACTAATACTTAAAATCGCATTATTCATCCTCAATGCCACAACCGTTGCCATCATTGTAATTTTAATAAGCAAATGGCACAGACGCATGGAGGTCAAGCTGAATGACATCAAAAGTTATATTCAGCACGTAACGGATCGTAACGACATCGTATACATCAATCAGCTTGAAAGCTTTAAAAGAGATCTGATAAAGGCTGAACGTTACGAAGATGCAGCTAAGATAAGCAAGTGCATTGAAGATGAATACAGTAATCTTAAAAGAAAAATGGAAGACAGAGAACAAATGATTGATCCTTTAAAATGATTATGAACCAAGCAGACAGCAACCTACTGGCGGAATGTATGAAGGAAGCTGGTAGGTTACTGAAATAGTTACTTCAATAGTTTTGTGTGCTACTATAAGCCCTATTAGGGCTTTATTCGGTATTTTTAGTTTGTGAAATGGATAAAATTAAGAAAAGATGTGTGCTGCGCCTAAAGGAAACCAATTTTGGAAGTTAAGAAGTAAACATGGACGTGACAAGTTGTTTGCTACTCCTGATTTATTGTGGGAAGCGGCTTGTGAATATTTCGCTTATTGTGATAAGCACCCTTGGAAAGTGGTAAAAGATAAAACAAAGGGTAAAAATAAAGAAAAGGAGGAATCTCCTACTCAATGCCCCTATACTCTAACAGGATTATGCTCCTATTTAGATGTTAGTGAGGAATATTGGAGAGAATTTAAGAAAGCTGGACATGAAGATTTTTTTGGGGTCATTACACGTGTAGAAAACATAATCAAGTCTCAACAGCTAGAAGGTGCTATTGTCGGAGCGTTTAATGCTAATATTGTCTCTCGCATTAATGGATTGGCGGACAAGCAAGAAATAGATCATACTAATGCAGGCAAAGAGTTTAAGGGATTCAACTTTTTACCATATACTCCTGAAGTAGGCTAAGAAAAATGATTGATAGTAAAGTCAACATAAAGCAAAGGTTAGCGTACAATTATCTTCGTGATAATGAAACGAAATTTTTGTTGTATGGTGGAGCCGGTGGAGGTGGTAAGTCTTGGCTGGGCTGTGAATGGTTAATGCAATGCGCTTATTACTTACCCGGCACACGTTGGTTTGCGGGAAGAAATAATTTAAAAGATAGCCGCCAATCAATTACTGTCACATTTGATAAAGTTGCAAAGTGGCATGGCTTCACATCATTTACCAATACGGATGATGGAATATCATTTTATAATGGTTCAGAAATAATCTTCCTTGATCTGACATATTATCCGGTTAAAGATCCAATGTACGAAAGATTAGGATCTAAAGAGTTTACTGGAGGTTGGATAGAAGAGGCTGGGCAAGTTCATTACCTCGCTTTTGAAGTCCTTAAAACTCGCATAGGGAGACATTTAAATGATGTTTATAATATACAGGGGAAAATATTAATAACATGTAATCCTAAAAAGAATTGGCTTTATAGAGACTTTTATAAACCATGGAAAGAAGAAAAATTATATTCTCCTTATGCTTTCATCCCCGCATTAGTTCAGGATAATCCATACGCAACAGATGATTATCTTGAATCTTTACGGAACACAAAAGACAAAGTAACAAAAGAGCGTTTGCTTTATGGAAACTGGGAATATGATAGTGATCCAGCCGTACTATGCGAATACGATGCTATATGCGACTTATTTGTAAACGACCATGTTAAAGCCGTCGGCATCTCTTCCGCTTCTGCTGACCTTGCAATGAAGGGGCGTGATAGATTTGTGGCCGGGCATTGGATCGGAAATGTTTGTACTATCCGAATAGATAAAGATTTCAGTCCAGGAAAGATGATTGAGACCGATCTAAAAAATATGATGATAGAGTGCAAAATTCCTCGTAGTATGACGATTGTAGACTCTGACGGATTAGGAGCCTACCTAGAAAGTTACTTGACAGGAATCAAAGAGTTTCACGGAGGTAGTAGGCCAATAAACCCAGAATATGATAATCTTAAATCAGAATGCGCTTTTAAGCTTGCAGAATTGATTAATTCTCGGAGTTTAAGGGTTGTGTGTTCCGAACATCAAAAAGAGCATATAACGGAAGAATTAGGCGTATTAAAACAGGATCATATAGACGCTGATACTAGAAAGAAGGGTATTATCAGCAAAGATAAAATGAAGGAGATATTAGGTCGTTCTCCTGATTATTTGGATATGTTGATAATGGCAATGTTTTTTCGAATTAAACCTATACCACAAAGACCAAAAGCAAAATTAGGACAGATATGACAGTAAAAGAATTTTTAATAAAGAGCGATGTTTGCCGAGATCAGGAAGAATTGAGAAAGCAGATAGAGGAACTTCCGAAGCCGGAATTTATCGGGAATAAGCGCACTCCTTCCGATTTGAATGATATAACCATGGGACAGCTGATAATGCTTCAATCTATGGGAGATTCTAAAGATGTTGCGTTGATTCCTTGTAAGACGCTTCTTTGTATGGAAGAAAAGGAAATATTATCTGCAAAAGCGGAAACCATATTGGGATTTTCCATGTGGGTGATAACGGAGGTAGACCGGATAAATAAACTGTTTTCTTCCACAAGTATTGAATTGACTCCTATTCAAAAAAGAGCAGGATATGGGAATTTAAAGTTTGGTGCTTTTGGATTGATTCATCGATATGCTAGAATGATGGGTATAAGTAATCACGAAGACGTAGAGGAAGTGCCATGGATAAGAGTATATGAATGCTTTAGGATGGAAAAAGAAATAGCTCTATGCCAAATTAGAGAGACAAAAATTAGAGAAGAAGAATATAAATTGAAGTCAAAACGATAATTATGACAACAGTAGAGCAAAAGATAAAAAGCGTAGTTGATAAGATGGAGGGATTGACCTATGTCTTTGATAATTGGCAAACCGCCAATTTGAGGTTAGATAAGCTTCCTTTTCCAGCAGTGGTAAATGTACTTCCTGTTTCCGGACGATTTAACCTGAACAAAAATCAATTAAAAGATTATCCAAATTGCTTGATTGCTTTCATGGATAAGATAGATTTTGATTTTGACGGAACAGAGGCCGATCAAAAAGTAGAGCTTTGCAAAAGCTATGCTAAGGAGTTTATACTTCGCTTGAATGAAAGTGGATTATTTGAGTACATAGAAGGAGATATTTACTATTCTACTACTTATGACGGATTGGATTCTAATGTGGCTATTGTTGCAATTGAACTGCAGTTGAAAGAAAAACAAGGTCTTTTGCTTTGTTACGGTAAAGCTATAGGTGAAATATTCAAAAAGATAAGGGATTCGCTTTATGGCAGAGAAGGATGAAGCATTAGGAATTATAAAATATGAGTTAATCGATCTCCGCCAAAGGATAATCGACAATCACATAAGAGCGAGGCAAAAAGCTAGTGGAAAAACTATTGCCAGCTTACGGGTTGAAATAACAGAAAACAGCGGTATTCTTTGGGGAAGAAAAGCTTTTGGGACCTTAGAAACCGGAAGAAGGCCGGGAAGAGTTCCTAAGGGATTCTATAAAATAATTCTTGATTGGGTAGAAACTAAAGGGATAAGAGTGGAGAAACCTAAAACTTTCGCTTATTTCATTGCGAGAAAGATTGCAAGAGAGGGCACGCAACTTTATAGAGACGGAGGTAGAGATGATATTTACTCAAAAGAAATAGAACGCACAATTCAGTCTGTCATGGAGAAAGTTTTCGGCATATTCGAAAGAGATATTAAACATATAAATTTAAATAGCAATGAGAACAGAGGAGTTTAATGGACATACGATAACATATCCGGATGAAACTTGTTTTGCTTTTAATCCGCAGATTATAACGATAGATAATTTGACCGGTTCTGTTATATTTTATGTTGGAGACTATTCAGACATGAGGGAGCCTATATCAGGCAAAGTATCTATCGACATTTCAGAATATCTAAGATCGCTACTTAGATTTGATTACACAGCTATACCTAACTCAAAAAGCATTCATATTCAAATTGATATTGATGGTCCGACATTTGAATTTTATATAAATGTGATTTGGGGAGCTATGAATATAGGGGAGGTATTTAACCCTTCAAGGACGGTTACTATGTTTAGAAACTTCCCTTCTACTATTTCCATTTACAGCAATGGAGAAATAAATGTAAGATATGATGCGGAAGAATATACCTCTGTTGAAGTTGAAAAAACAGGGTTATTACACAAAGATTTCTCCGAATTATTTAAGGATGCAAAGGAGTTCGGCATGATTAAGATACTTAATACCCCAGAGGCTCCCAGCACATTTCAATATACTTTCGATCGGACGTTTAAACCTCTTCCTGATGATGCTGTTCTTATCAAGGTTCTATTTAATGATTGCACTAAGGGAATACATCTACGTTGGTTGGATCGTCACGGATTCCTTCAGTATTGGCTTTTCCAAGAGGGGGATTTGACCGGACAGTCTTCCAATGAAGGGGAGCAATTAAACGTTGATTATAGCAATATAAAATACGTTTACAATGGAATGAGCCGTTATCAAGGCAAAACATATCAAACGACACGAAAGGCTTGTGCTACGCTCGTAGAACGAGAAACATTCAATATGTTATCTTCTATCCATTCTTCTCCTATTGTCGATATGTATATTGATGAAAACTGGATACCGGTTAATATTGTAGCTGGCTCATTCACAGATAATGGAGCAGACCTTCAAGACTTTGAAATTCAAATAACTATGCCGGAAACTATTACACAGATGCTATGACAAGAGACGAATTATATATTAACGGTGATAAGGTTGATGTTGGAGATACTGATATTAGCCTGAACTATAAAAGCAATCTGCTCACTGATATTAGTAAGATTGTGAGCAATAACAGTTATACGATAAAACTTCCTAAAACAGCAAAGAATCTGGCTTTGATTGAGTGCGCACATCTTCCCAGTTCAACTACTAAATTCCCATATCTTAAACATGTAGGGAATGTTTTACGAAATGGAATAATAATTGTGAAAGATGCGAATGTTGTTTTGTTATCTGTGTCTGAATATATCGAAACTGCTTTGTCTTGGGGAAATGTAACTAATTTTGCGGAAGTAGTAAGTAGTGATAAGAAATTGACAGATTTGGAATATGGTACAGAAGAGGGAACAGATTGGGTAGTATGGAACAATAAAGGGAGTAATTCTGCGCAATTTCCCTTGATTAATTACGGATTTAATTCCGGTGATTCAAATGTGTGGTATCATCCGGTAATTACTGTCAAATGGATCCTAGAAAAGATTCAAGAAGAAAGCGGAGTAACGTTTAATTTCCCTTCTGATAAAAAGACTTTTATAGATAAAATGATTGTTCCTCTTCTAACGAGGAATGATTCACAAAAGATAAACGATGCTTTCCCATCTTCTTTGCAAATGGTTGGATATGTGATAGTAGAAAGCACTTTTTCTTATCTAAAGTTAAACTATATAGGAGATAGTACCCAACAGTATGCAAGTGTTGGTGGTCCTTATGGAGATAGATTGTATACCAAATATCCTATCACATTGAAAGTTAAAGGAACTATTGAAATGTTGGTTCAATACAATTCTGGGATGGACGTAAATAACCAGTATTTGAATTTGAGAGTGTCACAGTCTGATTCTTCTGGTAATATATCTAGCGTATCTACTATAGAAAGAAAAAACTATGCTGCATATATTGAGGCTCCTAACGTTAGATTACTTTTCAATTTTGACGATCTAGTATCTATTGAATCTGACGAATTTATGCATTTTACTATAAAAGCCATTGCTACAGGAGCAAGTAGTAGCGTATTGTCTTTAACGGTGTATGATCGTAATGAAATATCTTTTGGTGAGAAATTCCCCTTAGTTCCCAATCTTCCGGACATCAAGCAAATAGACTTCATCAAAGCCGTTGCCTCAATGGTTGGTTTGTTTGCTTTACCGGATGGCGAGAACGGGATCAAGTTTATTCCCTTTGATAATCTGTCTGCAAACAAATCTAAAGCTGTAGACTGGACGAATCGTGTGATAATGGCTTATAATAGCGTAACGCCAAGAAACTTACAGTACACCCTTGATAACATTGCTCAAAACAACTGGTTCCGGTATAAAGAAGATGATAATGTCATGGGAAACTATGACGGAAATATCCAGGTTGATGATGCCACGATTGAGTACGAACGTGATGCCATCACTTTGCCTTTCTCCGCCTGCAGTACAAAAGGAGGCGTTGCTTATATTCCTCTTTATTCTTATAACGAGGAAGGAGAGTTGGAGTATAACAAAACAAATCCCCGGATATTATTGCTTGATGGCACGAAGGGAATATTCAAGGGGCTAGAATGGACTACCTTAATTGCAAATAACTATCAGACGTACAAAGGACTAATCAATAATGCAAAGGTAGTAACCGAGTATATCCGTCTTAACAGTATCGAGTTACGGGACTTAGAGATGGATATACCGGTTTATTTGGCTCAATATGGTTGTTATCTGGCTATCATAGAGATAAAGACCAAAGAAAACGATATATGCGAGTGTAAACTTTTAAAATTGTAATACTATGGCAGAAGATGCAGTAGAAAAAGTATTAGAGATAAAAGTCCGATATGATGATGCGATCCGGAAGATTGCAGAATATCGGAAGCAACTTGATGTTTTAAAGCAGGTTGAGAAAACATTAACGGAAGATGTAAAGAAAGGAAGAATCAGTCGTGATGCTTATAATATAAAGCTGACTGAAACCAAAATTGCATCACAAGAATACATAGAGGCTATTCGTGTACTCAATAAAGAGATACAGAATAACCGAAAGATTGAGCAGGAACAAGAAGGAAGCCTGAAACAACTTCGTGCTCAACTATCTAACCTCACAGCCGAGTATGATAGTCTTTCGGAAGCGGAAAGAAATGCCGCCAAAGGTCAAGAATTAAAGAATAGTATAAACAATATTACAGATTCTATAAAAGGAGCTGAAGAAGAAACACAAAGATTTTATAGAAGTGTTGGAAGTTATGAAGAGGCTATCAAAAATGCGGTATCTTCCAATGTTCCCTTTATAGGGCAACTAATACAAATGCAAGAAGGAGCCGGAGGATTGAAAGGAGCATTTAATGCGGGAACAGTAGCAGTTAAGGCTTTTTCTAAGCAATTACTCGTTTTGTTGGCTAATCCTATTATAGCAATCCTATCTGCTATAGCTCTAGCTGTTATGGCGGTCGCAAAGGCTATTAATTCAAGTGAGGAAGCATCTAATAGATGGAGTATTATCATCGCTCCATTAAAAAGGGCTTTGGATGGACTTCTAAGCGTTATTCAGTTTGTTGCAGGAGCAATCTTATCTGTAGTAGAAGCAGGTATAAAACTAGACAATTGGATTAGTTCACAACTTGAAAAATTACCTTTTGTTGGAAAATTATATAAGCAATTGAATGATTCTAATAAGGAAGCAATAGATCTTGCAAAAGAAAAGATTGCAATAGATCAGCAAGCTAGAAAAGATGAGATTAAAAATGCAAAAGACGCATTGGAAGTTTCTAAGCTTCGCACTATGGCAAAAGATAAAGAGAATTATTCAGATAAAGAACGTTTGGAATTTGTCAGGAAAGCTAATAAATTAGAACAAGAACAAGCAGATAGAAATGTCGCATTAGCTGAACGTAAATTAAGAGCTTTGCAGATTGAATCCCAGTGGGCGCAGAATAATAAAAAAGTAAACGATGAGTTGGCGAAGTTGGAAGCTGAAGTATATAAGGCAAGAAAGGAACAATTTGATAAAACAAGAGAATTACTTGAGCAAGAAAATACGATTAAAGCTGAAATTGCTACTAAAGACAAAGCCGCTGCCGAAGAAGCCAAAAAACAAGCAGAAGAATACACTCGTATTGTAAAGGAGAGAAAAGACAAAGAAACTGAAGCTATCCGGCAGGCAGAAGATGCTATGTTGGCTTTGGTCAAAGATGGAGCAGATAAGCAACGCCAGCAAATAAATCTCTCATATTCCCGTGAGATTGAGGATTTAAAGAAGAAACTTAAAGAGGAGCAAAATCTTACTGCTAAAGCTAGAGACGCCATACTAACCACAATTAAGGCTAAAGAGAAAGAACGTAAAATAGAACTACAGAAGTTGGCAGATGAACAGATAACCAAGGAGATTGAAAACCGTCAAAAACTTATCTCTTTACAATTAGAATCTGTAAAAGAGGGGAGCGAGCAGGAATATCAATTAAAAATGAATCAACTCCTGGCACAGCAAGAGTTGGAGCTTTCAAATACGGAACTTACCGAGCAGATGAAAATTGCCATACGTGCAAAATATGATAAGCAGTTGGAAGAGTTAATTAATACTCGAAACGCCAATATTGCTAAACAAGAGCAGGAGGCAATAAGGCTTCGCTTTGAAACAGAAATCGCAGAATTACATGGAAATGAAGAAGAAATTCTCCGTGTTAAAGTTGAGCAAAGAAAAGCTGAATTAGACGCTATCCAACAAATGGAAGGTGAAAGTATCGAGGCATTTAATCTGCGTAAATTAGAGGCTGAAAATGCATACATTGATGCAAAGCAAGAATTAACAGATAAGGAGATTGCTATAGAGCAGGCCAAATATGATGCAGTTGCCCAAATTACTGGAGGGCTTATATCTCTGACTGAACAATTAGGAGAAAGTAATGAAGGGCTGGCTAAATTCTCTAAGATATTGGCTTTGGGTGAAATAGCAGTAAATACAGGAAAGGCAATTGCTGCAGGTGTTGCGCAGGCGCAATCAGTGCCTTTTCCAGGTAATATTGCAGCTATTGCAACAACTGTCGCTACTATCCTTGCCAATATTGCAACTGCTATTAAAACCGTAAAGTCCGCCAAGTTTGCAACCGGTGGTTTAGTTACTGGGCCGGGTACCGGAACGAGTGATAGTATACCGGCACAACTAAGTAACGGAGAATCGGTAATGACAGCAAGAACTACGGAGTTATTCGCTCCGATCCTTTCCTCATTTAACCAAATGGGGGGCGGTGTTCCGATAAACATTACCGCATCAAGTAATCAGACCATGGGAGAGGATATGCTTGCTAGGGCAGTTGCAAAAGGAGTCCAGATGATGCCTAATCCTGTAGTATCTGTAACTGAAATAAACACAGTTGGAAAACGAGTTGAAGTACTTGAAAATTTAGGTAGCCTATGACAGCATACGAATTATTATCAATGAATGCGTTAGCCTTAAAAGCTATGTGCGATAAATCCTTGAATGTGTCCGATATTAAATATCTGGATTTATATAAGGAATACTCTCTGATGATTAAAGAAGGGCATAAAAAGACTTACATAATGCAATATCTTTCCGATCAATATAATATATCGGAAAGGATGGTTTACAACGTTATTGAGAAGCTTTCCTCTAACGTTGATTTATAGTTTAAGGGTGGGCGTTGCTCACCCTCTTTTTTACTGAAACGATTACTTCAGTGCAATTTTAGTCCTACATTCTTATAGCCGTATCTGGTTTAGTAACTTTGTTACAAACAATTACAGATATATGGCTAAATTATACATCAACAAAGACATTGCTGCTGATGCTGATAAGGTAAAATATTGGCTAACAGGTAACGATTCAATTTCTTTCCCTGATATACAGGGCTTTATAGACTGGATTCCCAACGATGATAATAGAATAGATATTGAGCTTCATTCTTGTGGTGGAGACTGCACAGAAGCTTATGCTATTTATGATGCTTTACGTGCTTCTGGAAAGGAAATATCATGTAAGGTTGTAGGAAATGCTGCATCTATGGCTACAGTAATTTTACTTGCTGCACCACTTGAACGAAGAAGCGCATATCAACATGCCGAGCTATTGATTCATTCTCCTTATTATCCGTCCGGTGCAAAAATTGGGGATATAACTTTGGCTAAATTGGAAGAATTGAAAAGCGATCTGGAAGCAGAAAAAGAAAAGATGCTTAATCTCTATGTAGATCGCACAGGACAATCAAGAGAAGTATTAGAGGCGCAGATGGCAACAGATAGCTGGTTTGATGCAGAGAAAGCTATTGAGCTGGGATTTGTGTCTTCTATTGTTCCGGCTGCTTCTGCATCTGCATCCAAACCAGAGCTTAATAGTAATCTTAATATTGAAAGTATGTCAAAAGAAGAAAAGAAAGTGACAGTTGCACAGGCATTTCACATGCTTGGTGTTGCTTTGGGGGTAGTAAAGGAAACTCCTGAAGCTGTCGGAATGGTAATTACTACATCAACCGGTGATGAGTTGACTGTAGAACGTGAGGAAGGAGAAATTCAGGTTGGTGATCCGGCTTCTCCTGATGGTGAATTTGTACTAGAAGACGGACGCACGGTTATCGTGGTTGATGGGGTTATTACGGAGATTAAGGATCCTTCTTCCAACGAAGAAGATACACAAGCCTTGAAAGACCGTATTGCAGAACTAGAAGCAGAGAACGCTTCTCTAAAATCAAGTGCAAAGAGTGAAACCGATGCTCGTATCATTGCGGCTGTGGAAAAAGCAGGTGGAGAAGCTTGGTTAAAAAAGGCCACTGGTTCTTATGTGCCTGCAGGCCGGTCGTATACTCCACAGACAAAGAAAGATGAAGAAACAAAACCGGTGAGCTTGGTGGAACGAAAGTTAGAAGAAGCGAGAGATAAAAATAAAAAGAGATACTCAAAAAAGGTATAAGGTATGAATATTTTAGATTCAGTAAAAAACTTGACGAAGGATAACGGAGCGGTAAAAAGCTTGCGTGATCTATTAGTGTTGACGAACTTTGTTGATGAATCCTTGGAGCAGTTCTTTACGTTTGTTCAAAATGTACAGAACGGGCAAAAACTTGGATGGACTGGAGAAATGGAAGATGTAGGCTGGGCTGGTGCTCCCTGTAATCCTACTTATAAAGATGTTACTGTACAGGCAGCGGAAAAGACATGGGATATTGGACAATGGTCAGTTCCTTTGAAATGGTGTTATGAGGACTTCATGAACACTATTGCTGAATATGCGCTAAAGACCGGTACAGATATTGGTGATTTGACAAGCACGGAGATTATGGATGTTATCATTTATCCGGCTCTTGACCTTGCAATTAAGCGCATGTTCTGGCGTTTTATTTGGTTTGGCGACAAAGAAGCTCAAAACGTGTCAACAGGACAAATCACAGATGGGGTAGATGTTGAACTGTTCAAACCGTGCAATGGTTTCTGGAAACAATTATTTGCCATCGGTGCAGCCAATACAGGTCAAAGAGTGAATATTGCAGCCAACAGCGAAGCTTCTACTGCAGCACAATTGAGCGGAATTAAAACGGCCAATGTTGCAATCGGAATCTTTGATTCATTGCTTGAAAACGCTGATCCTCGTATTGCTGCAATGGAAGGTGCTGCTATTTATTGTACTAAGTCTTTAGGCGATGCCCTTACCAAAGATTTGAAACGTGAATACAAAGAGATTCTGACATGGGAACAAATCTTTAAAGGTTTGGATGTAACAGAGTACAATGGAGTTATGGTATATAGGGTTTCTATTTGGGATCGCTTTATTCAAAAATACCAGAACAATGGAACTAAGCTGAATCTTCCTCACCGTGCGATTTATGGTTCTCCAAAGCAGCTGTTTGTTGGTTCTCCCGCAAATCAAATTATTTCTGATTTGGAAATTTGGTTCAATCAGGATGAAAGAGTAACCAAGGCTTATTCAGCTGGTCGCCTTGGCTGTTTGATTGGAGAGGATAATTTGTTCCAACTTGCTTATTAAGAAAGGAGATTTTATGTCAGGAGTTTGTGACAATTTAATCAAAAAGGACATCGCACCGTCGTGCGATGATCCTATTGTTCCGGGAATAGAACAGGAAGGCGTTATTGCTAATCGATCTGATGTTGATTTTTCCGCAACCACTTTCAATTCAACTCGAAAGAATGTGATTGAAACGTTGGCGATGAAATCCGGCAAGAAAGCATATAAAGTTGTGGTTTATGGCGGTACTCCTTTTACAGGGACAAATGCAGCGTTGGCTACAGGGACATATCGTAATACATTTACTAACACCGTTAATATGGTCGTTTTGGCTAATGGCCCTGATGTATGTGGTGATATTATTGACGGATTAGCAAATGGGGAGTTTGTCGTTGTTCTGGAAAATAAATCCAAGGGCTTGCAAAAGGAAACTAATCCGGGAGATTCTGCATTCCAAGTATATGGCTATTATCAAGGCCTAAAAGCTGCAGAAATAAGCAATGATAAGTATTCAGAAGACACAGATGGTGGTTGGTCTATCAGCCTTACGGAAACGAAAGTTCCTAAATCCGCTTTATTCTTGTATAAAACAAGTTATGAAACAACTAAAGCGGCTGTAGATGCTCTTACATCTGTTGTAGGAGGGTAAATCATGGAATTATTAAAAGTGGTTGGTAAGTTGGAAGAATTGAGAGAACGTGATGTTCTCTCTTCTTCCGACAAACTTGACATTGAATTAATGTACAGAGACGTTTTCGGGAGGAATTTCGTTAAAACATCTTGTAATGACTGTTACCATGATGCTGTGATTGAAATGTATATACATCTAAAAAAAACAGGTAAAATGAAAGAAAAATCAAATTACATATTGAAAAATGGTGTTGTCCTACAGAAAGAGTTTGGAAGTGGGGAAATGTATACCAATGAGAACATTACCGATGAAGTTGCAGAAAACTATTTGTCGGATAATCCAAAAGGTATCATGTTTTTTGCTGGCTATCCTGCAGACTGGGAGAATAAAGTAAGAAAACGGGTACTGAAACGAGAATCTATTAGCGATGAACTTATAGCAATTATTGTTGAAGCATTTGATAGTGGAGTTTCAGAAGAATCATTGATGGCCGAACTTGCAAATTATGAGCTTGGTGGACGAAAAATCACCGAAAAACAATTGAACAATCATCTTTCAAAGGCGAAAGACATAATTGCAAAAAGAAAAGACGCTGAAAAGCTGGATAAACAGCAGGAAAAGAAAGAGGAGAATATTGAAAAGTCAGAGAAAACAGAAGAAAAATAATCCATTATGAGGGTAAAGGACCTTAAAAAGAAAAGCAGTAACCGAGTAGATGTATCTTACTTGCGTCAGTTTGGAATACAAGGGTTTGGAGATGACAACCTTTACCCTCAAACTCTCCGCAATATCATTGCTGCAAGCTCTACCGGAAGCGAATGTGCAGAGCGATATGCCAATTTTATCGAAGGTAACGGATTTAAAGACATTCGTTTTTCTGAATATGTCGTAAATAGAAAAGGAGATACCGTAGATGATATTCACGCTCTTGTATGCCCTGACGTAGGAGATTTTGACGGAATGTCATTACATGTTAATTATAACATATTTGGAGAAATATGTGAATTGAATTATGTCCCTTTTGAAAATTGCAGGCTTTTGGAAGAAGATTCTAACGGGTATGTTGCAAAGATAGCAGTTCATCCGGATTGGAGCGGCAAAAAGACACGTGCCGGTAAACCTCTTCAAGTAAAAAAAGAAAATATTGATTTTATAGATGTGTTCAATCCTCGAAAAGAGGTGGTTTTAGCTCAAATAGAAGCTGCTGGCGGTATTGAGTATTATAAAGGACAGATTCTATGGTTGTCCGGAGGCGGAAAAAATGTTTACCCTCGTTCACGTGCCGATAGAGTTGTAACAGAAATGAGTACAGACGAAGGCTTAGCTAACGTGAAGTTTAGAAATGTTCGTTGTAATTTTCTATCAGCCGGTATTGTTATAACCAAAAAAGGACAAAGTATTGCCGGAGAGGATTCATCAGGTTTAAATGATAATGACGGTTTTTCTGATATGCTAGGAAAGTTACAGGGAGATACTAACTCATTAAAGATGCTTGAAGTTGAAATTAGCTCTGATGAAGAAAAACCGGAGTTTGTCAATCTGTCATCAAAGAATTACGATAAAGAGTTTTCCGTTACGGATGCGAGTGTAGTAGAAAGAATATATTCTGCGTATGGTCAAGAACCTTGGTACTGCATCCGTATTGGTAAAGTCGGTTTTTCTGGTGATATTTTGGAAGATGCTTTTGAATACTATAATTCTATTGTTTCTAAACAACAACGCATGATTGAACGGGCTTTTCAAAAGATTTTTGACGGTTGGTATGAAGTGGCTAATCCTTCAAATGATTACAGTGTTGAACCTCTTAAATATGTGAGAAATGCAGCAGTATCTAATAACAGCAGAGGAGGTATCTAAACTTTCCCGTGATATGTCTATTCATTTGGATGATTCTAAAATTGAGACATATATTCGTGAATCTGAAAATATTGACATCAAGAGTGCATTAGGAGATGCATTATTTCTTGAAGTAAAGGAACATCCTGAAAAATATAATATTCTTCTTAATGGTGGGGAATATGATAGCGAGTGCGGCGTCAGACAGTCCTTTGTTGGTCTTAAAACAGCACTTGCTTATTATACTTATGCCCGTATCGTAAAAAATGGAGATGGCAATGTTACTCGTTTTGGATTTGTAAATAAAGAATCTGAATATTCATCCCGTCCGGACATAAAAGAGAAAGTTATGGCTTACAATGATACATTCAGTATTGCGGACAGATATTTAAAAGAGTGTGTACAGTATTTGAATGATTGCAAAAATGACTTCCCTCTATATAATGGTGGAGGGAAATTGAAGGCAAATAGAACGGTTTATCGAATAATTGGAGAATGATATGGAAGCAGAAGGATTATTAGATAGGGCAAAGCAAATCAGAGATGAAAAAGAGGACGGAGCGAATACGGCGTTGCGTGTTGGCGGTCTGATGGTTGATATGGTTAAAACATTTGCGAATAAATCCATGAAGATATTAGGGCATTATGATAGCTTAGAAGAGTTAAGGTTAGCATACCCTAATGGTCCTACAGAGGATGGTTTATACGCTATAGGAGAAAGACCTTATAGTTATTATGCTTATTATGATGGAGATTGGCAAGATCAGGGGAAAATTATGGCAGAATTAGCTCCTCCTGTTCCCGTGGGCGGAATATTTATAACTAAGTTTACTGAAAACCCTGCCGTCCGTTATCCGGGCACAACTTGGGAGAAGTTGGAGGGCCGTTTCCTTTACGGTACCTCCGGACAGGAGGAAAGCGGTACAACCGGTGGAAGTCCTTCGGTTGTGTTAAGTGTTGAAAATATGCCTTCCCATACTCACTCACTTACAGCCCGAACAGATGAATCCGGTTCTCACACCCATACAGCGGGCAATCACCGTCATCAGGTAGACAGCCATAGCCATACACAGTCGACACACTCGCATAGTGTTAAGATGTCGGATAGAAATGACAATGGTAATCCAGACTACCTGTTTGGGCATAATGGCGGTAATTACGGTATGGATTCGGCAGCATCTGGAAATGGCTGGGGGCGATCAGGTGCAGCAGGAGGTGAAAGTACTGGTAGCGCTGCTCCTTATACCAGCTATACAAATCCAACCACGTCTGAAAACGGAACCCATTCTCACGGATTAAGCGGGACCCTTGCTGAAACTGGAGAAGGACAGGAATTCAGCATCCTTCCTCCATATATCAAGGTCCATATCTGGGAAAGAAAATCGTAATATTTAAAATAAAAAAATATGGAAAAGTATATTTATTTAGACAGGGAAAACGCAAAGAAAGGTATAGCTCTTGTTTTTGCAGTCAAAGATCATCCAATAAAGGATTATCCGGCATATTTTGAGGGTAAGGCGATAGAGTTTGTTGGAGAAGACCTTCCGCATTATATCACCTACGTACAAGACGGAGATAAGGAGTATGTACGTGAAGCCACACGAATAGAACTGTATGAAAGGGGAATAATATCCCTTCCCGCAAATGAAACTATTTCGGATGGTGCTATCGTAAAGAAAACACGTGAGCAGCTTGTAGCCGATGGTGTAATAACCTTGGAATCGGAACTGTCTAAAGCCCGGTTCGATCGAAAACGCCAATTAGAAGCGGTAGATCTGTATGATAAAGCGGTACTACGTGGGGATGTTCAAGAAACAGAAATGCAAAAAAGTATCCGGGATACCTATCGAAATAATTGGCTTACTATCACTGACCGATATACGGATATTAGTGTTCCCATTGAAAGCATGTATCCACTGATGCCTGATTTCATTGCTTACTTCTATTCTTAAATTTATAAACAATAAACAGATAAAGCTATGATTCTACTAGTATTAATGTCGTTCATTCTCATTGCCGGTTACGTCTTTGCAATGATAAAGAAGATGAAGGAAATCCCGTATTCTATCAGTGATACTTACTATGCCCTGATGCATAAGTTCTGGTTTACTCTTTGTATGATCGGCTCTGGTGTATTGCTTCTCTCGGCAGCTTTGGAAGCAAGCACGGAGAACAGTCAGTTTCTTGTATTCCTTTCGGTTGTCGGGATGGCTATACTTGGTGTATCTCCCAATTTCAAAACAGAACAAAAAGTTCCTCACTGTATCGGTGCCGCCATGTCTTTAATTTTTTCCCAGATATGGGTAGGTTGCAATAGTTGGTATTGGCTTTTATTATGGGCTGGATTCATTGCGTACATGGCTATCTCCATGAGTGAGCACTGGACCGGTAACTTCATCTCCGACTTCATAAAGAGAAAGCCGATGTTCTGGATTGAGGTAATTTCATTGTTGACCGTTTATCTAACCTATTTAGTATGAAAAAGAATACAAAAGAAGATATACAAGTATGGACCGCAGTGGGAATGTTGTTTGCTGGAGTCGGATTATCCGTTGCAGGTTTTGTTGTAGAGCCGTTAGGTCAGATTCATGACAGTGTATTGTGGTTTTTTGCTCAATGTCTGATATATGCTGGCAGTATATTTGGGATTGGGATTTATGTTAATGGGAAGTTTAATAGTTTGGTTGATAGGCTTAACAACAATAAAGAAGTAAAGGGTGATGAATCACATAAATAAAATCAGCGCATTAGCCAGCAAGCTTCTATCCAAGATCGGAATAGACGGCATGGCACATATTATAGTATGCCAGAACTTAGTTATGTGGCTATCAAAATATACGCCACTGTGGTCAGCAATCATTATAACCGTCGTGATCTTCGTCCTGAAGGAAGTGTACGACAAGTATTTCAAGAAAACAGAGTTTTCAATTAAAGACATCATCTGTGATTGCGTAGGTCTGGCGTTGGGAGTATTAACATTGATATTATAGGAGGAAAGATATATGGGAAAGTATTTCACAGTGGCCGAAATGGTAAAGAGCGAAACAGCAGATAGGCGTGGTATCGACAATCGCCTACCGAAAACATTGATATGCAATGTGAATGGCTTAATAGACAACGTTCTTGATCCTCTCCGAGAAGCCTATGGCAAACCTATCACTGTAACGAGCGGATACCGTTGCGAAGCATTAAACAAGGCTGTAGGAGGGAGTAAGACCAGCGAACACATGAAAGGAATGGCAGCCGATATAGTTGGCACTCCGAACACAAAATCGGAAAACAAAAGGCTATTCAATCTCGTACAAGAACTTGAACTTCCTTTTACGCAGCTGATAGATGAGAAGAACTTCTCATGGGTTCACGTTAGCTATGATAGCTGCAATGTGAAAAAACAGGTTTTAAAATTATAATTTATAGGAGGAACAATCATGGCTAATTTACAATTTACCCAAATAACAAATCAGGATCTTTATGCATCAGAAATTGTTGTCAACAGTAATTTCAACATTCATTTAGACCGTGTTGCCGGATCAGAAATCAGAATCTATCAGAAGACCGGTAGTGAAACAGAATCAATGGATGAGAGGACAGCCGAAAGCCGAGGTTTTGACCCTGTATTTCTTCCGGGATATATCCAAAGTGATTCTGGGAAAATATTCGATTACGATTTTGACGCCTTGGTTTATCCGAAGGTAATTCGTATCGAAAGTTATACAGAAGTAACAAGTGGGGTTTTAACGGAGGCTGAATGATGCTTAATAGAGTCTCATTAAACACAATAGGGCTTAACCGGATCGGATTGAACCGAATCGGTAAGCCTTCTCGTGCTTCGTCCGACCGTCCTTACATCGACCCGGAAGTCTTAGCCTCCTTGAAAGCCGTCTGCATCTGCTACGGTAAAAGCAACGACGATCCGGACAGGGCTGTTGTCAAGAACTTGGTAGACCCTGACAATCCGTTTGTAATTAGTAACGCAGCTTTCAAACTCAATAGCGGATTTGGAGGTTTTGTAGAAGATTTTACTTCATGGGATAGAATAGATAGTAGTACTGCCGAAATTTCCAATGATGGTAGTAAGATAAAATGTATAAATACTACACTTAATGTTCAGTATCTTTTTAATTATATTAATAGGGATATCTCGTCTTTTAAAGTTAAGATTTCAAATTTTACAAAAGGCGATATTACTTATTACTATCGTAAAGAGGACGGAATAGAAGCATTTTTTAAAATTACCCCCCTTAGTGTAGTTAATTCTGATAAAGTAATAGAATTACCTAAGTCATATAATACTGTTGAAAATGGAACAGGTAGTAGGGGAGGATTTTATTCTTCTAATATAAATATTGGAGTAACTATCGAGCAAATCCCCTCTTTCGAAGGAGCATTCGTCACCGACGGAATCAACGATCTGATTACTTCCACCAAGACCGTACAGGAGATGTTGGGAGGAAGTAATGAGATTACGGTTGTCAGTATGATTCATGGAATTGGTTCTAAGAATGCTTATACTAATGTTTTAAGAGAATCCGGCTCTAATTACATTAAAAACACTTCTACAGCAGATGGTAAAACTGGTATTTATGGTTATACCTCTAAAGATACGACTAAATCTATTATAACCGATATACTTGGTGATAAGAATGATTATAAATTAGAATATATTCAAACAAGTACTCCTTCGACCATAAATAGCGTATTTAGTGTTGCAGGGTGGAGAGATAGTTCATTTTCAATGGTTGTGTATCCTATTGCTTGGTACTGGACAATCATCGCCAACAAGGTGCTGACTACCGACCAAATCAACCAAGTAATCGCTTACTTCAACTTGGATAGAACTCTTAAACCTGATATACTGTGTAATACCATCAAGCAGGGAATCACCAACGAGAACCACGCAGAGTTTGGCGATAAGCTGATTGACTTTTCCGGCAACGGTAGGGATATTCAGTTGAACAATATTGCTTGGAAAGGGGATTCAGGTATTGGGAAGTATGCGGCAGATTTTACTAGTTGGACTACACCAAAAGAAGTACAGAAAACAAGTGATACAGTAAAGATTACTACCGAATATACCGAGCACTGGGTAGCTTATCTTGCCCCAAACAATACTTTCAAATCTATGAAAGTCCTTATCTCTGGAATTCCGGATGGAGGTGCTTTGCAATTATTCCGCACAACGGCTGATGGAGGCGGTATAAAAATGGTGAATGGCATTAATGAGATTCCCGAATTTACTAATACTGTAGCCGCTGGATTTTACATTGATGTGCCTTTAGGTTTTGATTGGTCTAATCTTGTAATAGAGCAAATTCCTTCCCACGCAGGTGGTCTATGCCTTGACGGAGTAAATGACTTCGGTAAGGTGACAGGAATGCCGGTTTACAAGGATTATACTTTCATTATAGATTATGAGAGAATAAGTTATACTTCATCTGAAGTATGGACAGCTAGTGTTGTATCTAAATCTCATACTGTTGGTCAAGGAGCTTTTATTTTAATGTTAGCAAACAGAGAAGTTGAGCTATTGAGACAATCAAATTCTTTTGGAAGTACTACTACATTTAATAGAGATGATTTTACAAGAACTTTGTTATATCAAAGTAAGTATAAATGTGGAGATGTTAATTTAACAGTAGGCGAAGGTATTGATGGTGATACTCTTTGGTTAGGTACTTTAAGAGATAATGATTATCGTTTCTTCAACGGGGCTATCTACTCTCTCATGTCCTTCCCCTATAGCATGTCCGAGTTCTTGATAGAGCGCCAGTTGAAGAAGCATAAGCTGGGTACGCTGTATCCAGATATGGTGGAGTTCAGACCGATAGTGAAGAGTAATCTACCTTATTCTTCCATTTCCTATTCTGTTAATCCCGGAGAATATATCTCTGTAGATAGCATGGTTACCATCACTGTAACGTTGCCAAATACCTCTGATAAGCTAATGGAGGTGTCGTGCAATGCTATCAGCGACATATCCATATCTGGTGATAATGGCGTTTACGAGATTACGGGAAAGATAGTCAAATCCCCTCAAAAGATAAACCTTGTTATCTCCAGCTACTTGACAATGCTGAATAACGAGACTTTAATTTCAAATGAAACATTAATTAAAAACGAATGATATTATGGAAAAGATATTTGATATAGCAAAAGACAGTGAACAATCGTGGGGCACTTTAGCTACTGCGATTGATGGAAACTTTGATGATACAGCAAAGTTCCTATTAGCAGATAAGATTCCATGCGGAGATAATCTGATTACACAGTCAGCAGAATTATCCGAAGGATGGAGCTATGAAAATGGTATATATACCCATGCAAGCGGATACGATAATGCCCTTGCTTTTACACTTACTACTAGCAAAGGGAAAAAATATCTTGCCAAATTAACAAAAGGTATAGAAGGTTCTGAAAATTCCATTATGGTAGGTATCGGAGATAAGACACCGATAGATACGTATAATGGTGAACTGATAGCCTATATTGGAATGATTAGCGATGGTGGTTCTTTGAAGGTGTTCCCATCGGCTAAATATGCGTCAACTTTAGAAGTTGAGTTATATGAAGTGGTTGATAAGTCATCCGCCAGCCAACTCATATCTTACGGTCGGCAAAATATATATATTAATATAGGGGATAATGATATATCAAGTTGGTGGGATGTTGCATTAGGCTATAAAGCGCTTGGGAAATCTGAAAACTCAACGAGATGTATTGGCATAGGAACAATGTCACTTTCTGAACTTATTTCCGGCTCTCGTAATATTGCAATTGGTACCTATTCTACTGCATATATACCGAGTGGTAAGGATAATGTTGCGATAGGGGCTGATACTCTCTATCCATGTAGAAAAGAATGTAATAGTAATGTTGCAATTGGAAGATCAGCTCTTGGAGGGACAGAGCATCATGAAACTGTCGGTATCGGAACTGGGGTATTAGGTTTTTATACGGGTGCAGGTTCTTCTCAATGTGTTGTCATTGGACATAATGCGAGTAAAAATTTAGTAGATAGTGAAGTGAAAACAGAAGGGTGTACGGTTGTTGGTTATGAGGCAGGAGCTTATGGTAATCAAAAAAATACTTATATAGGTTATAAGGCAGGTCGGTACTGTAAGGGAAGTAACAATATTATGGTTGGTGCTGATAATGGAGGTAGTGTTAATCAATTAAATGATGTAATCCTTCTTGGCAATAATACTAAGGCGTCAAAAGACGGTCAGATGATTCTTGGTTCGACGGCACAGACAGAGGTTATATTACTTGGAAACAAGAAACTTATTTTCAATGAGGATGGGAGTGTTACTTGGGAGCAAATATAATAGTCTGATAAGTAATTAAACAGTAAGCAATTATGAAATACATTACATTCCCCACAGCGAATTTGAACGAGATACCGCAGGAGGTACTCGATGAACTGCACTTGGTTCCGAGAAAGAGCGTTGACGGTACACAGGTGATTATGAAATTGGATCACTATGAAAAGTTGTTCCCAAGTATCATGACTTTGCCGTTACTGGACGAAGAGGAGACTCCGCAAGAGCCGGTTTACCCTTATCCGGTATACGAAGGCGAAGAATTGAATACTTTGCTGGCAAGTTCGGAGTGGTCTTCAAGCGATAGTGTTTTATGAAAAACTTGCTCTACATCATTCTATTGATGCTGGCAATATGTCTCACATCCTGCCGGAGCATCAAGCATGTTCCGGTAGATACTGTGAAGACGGAGTACAAAACACGTGATAGCATCCGTTTTGACAGCATCTATGAGCATGACAGTATATTCCTATTCGTAAAGGGAGATACTGTCTACAAGGAGAAGTATCGGTATAAATACCGGTATCTGACAATTAACATAACAGATACGGTAATGCTGACCGATTCCGTGCAGATCCCTTATCCGGTGGAGAAACAATTAACCCGGTGGCAACAAATGAAAATAGAGCTTGGCGGCTGGGCTGTTGGCGTAATTGTAATACTATCTATTGTGTTAATGCTTAAGCTATTCAGAAATTAACCGGCTAATATCTTCACAGACCTCCCCGGTATGAAAAGTTTAAAATTCAGCTATACAACAATTTCCAATGAAAAAAGTTCAATGAAAGGAGGAAAAATTATGAGATAATCAGAAATTAATCGGGAACCGGTAAAGTAGAAGGCCGGTAATCGTTAACAAATACCCCAGGGGCGGGGAAAGAAGAAAGCCCCACACCCGTTTCAGACGACCAAATCATACACGGGCTAACATCGCAGGGACTGTTAAGGGGCTTTCGTAGCTTTATCAACAGATTTTGCGATGTTTTGTTTTTCAACTATATATGTTTAACAGCATGAAAAATATAGATTTATATAAAGAAGTGGTCGTAGCCGTGTCAAAAGAAACGGGAGTAGAGGAGATCGATATGATCCATAGCAACTCCGAAGAAGCGGTGGACGCAAGATATATTCTCATACATTTGCTTTCCCAGAAGCTCACCGATACCCAAATATCTTCCGTTACAAAGCTTACAAGACAATCAGTAAACAAGATCCGGAACAACTTCCAGTACAAGATCAAAAAATGGAGCGTAGCAACGAACTTGCAACATATTAGCAATGAGGTAGCAACGGAATAGTTTAGGAGCAACGCTCTTTTCCTGTCCTTTGTGTCACGGTCAATGTTGACCGGAATACAAAAGATTTTTTCGTATGGAAGGTAATTATCTTACATCTGGTGATCTCGCTATGTGGGAAAACAGACGTTGCGGTGACAACTATGGATGTTGCCATAGAAATGAGCGTGGAATGGCTGCTACCGGTATTGGTCTTGGAGCCGGTTTAGGTGGTGGTGCTTTGTTGCTGGCTATTGCTGCCGCTTGGGGAGTTAACCAGGCTTCAAAGGCACGCATGCGTGCTGCAGAAAATGCTGCTGCCGGTAATGCAAGAGCGATTGATATTCTTGCAGCTCGTGCAATCCAGGATGACGCCCGTAGTGCTAGCATTAACCTGGACGTAAACCAGACATTGCGCAACCTGACCGGTGCAACAGCTCAAGGCGGTTCTGCAACTTCTAATGCTCTGGCCACGGCTGAAGCTCTCGCATTGTTGAGTAACAACAACGGAACGGGATTAAATTCCGCTGTTGGTGGTTGTAACTACCTGCGTGTAGCTCGTGTTTCCGGTTCCCGCCTTTGCGGTTGCGACACTTGCGGTGAGTAATCATCATTAGGGAGTGGTGCACATAACTGTGTGCCGCTTCCTTTATTCGTATAATCATGTTTGGACGAAACAATAAAATAAATCTGGGAATGATTAATCCGTCTTCGAAAATGACCTTAAAGGCCAGTTGTCTTCAGGCGTGCGGAAATGATGTTGACAAGGCGCAAAAGCTGTATAAATTCTTTTCGGAGGATATAGCTTCTCTGCCGGATTTTGACGTTCCGCCTCCTACAATGATGCAACAGGCAACACGTAATGTTGGCTCGCTTTTCGGATGGGTGAAAGAGAATAAAGAGGATCTGTTTCAGGCTTGGGATCTTATTCAATCGTTCCGGGGCGGTTCTCCCCGTGCGGTAATGCCTCCTGTGGCTCCTCCTATTGACATTCCGCCAATACCGGCTCCGTGATGAAACCATACAAAGTGACTATTTATGTATATGCTGAAGACGAACAGCAGATAAAGGAGTTGGAGAAAGCAGCGTATGACTTTGTAAATTCGAAGTATCAGAGTGGTATACTTGTTACAGCGTCTAAACTTTCGCAGGCTCTTTCCAATTTTAAAAATAACTTCTTTGTAAATAAATTCTTGAAATAATATGGCAGACCAACAGAAACAACAACCTAGAAACATCTTTGAGCTAATCAACCAAAACATCGTTGACATGTCTCAAGATATGGTTCTTTTAGCCGAGAAAGTAGATGCTATTTATAACGCTCTATATCCTGTATCTGTGCCTAACATCCCCGGCCCAGAAGAAAAGAAAGTAGTAGGGGATACAAAAGATGTATAGTATGAGTTGTAATTGTAACAGAATTCAACCGGCAGTTATTACTCCGGTTCTGGCTGCCGGATCGGTGGCCTCTCCCTATTTCATTGAGGTAAATATCTCACAAAGGCTGTGTTTCTCCACATGTGCGGAAAACACTCCTGTGTTCACCCCTCAATTTTCAATGAGATCACTGGTAAATGTTGGTACTAGCCAATATATGGCCACTATCCATGTCGAGGGAATTATTTCGTATGTGCCATGTAACGGAAATTGTTGCTGCACCAAACAACAGCCGTTGTCCCAGGATTTCACAATTCCTATTTATTCGGCAACTGCACCAACTTCGGTAACAGTGGTCGCAGGACATTCAATGAATGCAATCGCTGTCTCCGGCTGCCAGGAATGTAGCCGTATGTTCGTGAGTGAAACTCCGTTGACTCTGACCGTGGCATGATGTATTTAGTGATAGCCCTGACGGCAATGATTGCGGCTACCCTGGCAAACCATCTGGGCTTGACGGAAGCTGTAGGTGATATTGTCAGGAAAATAGCCAAATGTCCGAAATGTTGCTCGTTCTGGGCGTCATTGTCGGTTCTTTGGCTATATGGCTGTGATTTGTTTGTTGCTGTCGGGCTGTCGCTATTTGTGTCTTATCTGTCTTTCTGGTTTGGATTGATTTTAATTATATCACAAAAGATCTATAACAAATTATGGAAAAGGATGAATTGAATAAAAAAGGGGAGAGCAAAATACAGCCGGTTCCTGAATCACCGAAGGTATTGCCGCTTTTCTCGAAAACTATACCTAAAAATGTATATAAACCGTTGCCACGTTTTAATGGCAATTGCAAACATTGTTGA